ATCTCTTCACCCATGTCTGCTTTCCATCCCACAAGCGGTGTACCAATAACAAAGTGTTTGTTATAATCTATCTCTTTAAACATTGTGACTACTCCTTATATATTCAATTAAATCAGAGCAGTAGCCATGATAGTCTAAATCTTTCATTTCTTCTACAGTTCTAAATAGTTCTGGAAGAACTGCAATTGTATTTGAATTTGCCTTTGCTACTCCTGGAAATGCCCATACATAACCTTTACTAGTTAAAGTATAGTCATCTGCTTTATGAAAAAAGCAATTCAAATCTTCATCAAGAGCATACTTTAAAGACTCTTTATCTTTACAATGAACCCACAAATTTTCTCTGCATTCATCAATAAAGTTATCGTCTATTAAATATTGAGGCTTTTCGTGACCTAAAAACATCTTTCCGTCTTTATGACGAAGATCAACCTCTACATCAAAACCTTTATCTATAGCTTGATAAACATAGACTGGACTATTTTCAAGATCATGATGCTTTCCAGTTAAGTTACCACGATGGGATATGTAAATCATTTTTCAACCTGAACCCAAATCCAATTTCTATGATTGTCCCCTGGACCAGTTGGTCTAATGTCAGACTTATAATTTTTAAATCCAATTTTGTTAATTAAATCATCAATTAACTCATCTTCATTAGTAACGCTAACATCTGAATGACCATTTGTACTTGCAGCATCATAAAGATTATCATAATATCCAGCCGTTGGAATACCTTCTTTTCCACCAAATCCCATTTGGAAGCAAAGCTTTCCACCATCTTTAAGAACACGGTAAGCTTCTTTAAGAATGTTAAATCTAACATCGTGAACACAGATATGCTGGAAACAAATTACTGCAAACATTACATCATAAACATTATCTTCAATCATTGATAGGTTATCTCCAGGTGTAACATACAGGTTTGGAACTTCTATATTATTATGTTGTAAATTAACTCTAGCCTTTTCTAGATTAACATCTGAAATATCTACTCCATCAATTCTTTCAAACTTACTATTAAATTTTACAATGTTTCTTCCTGGACCACATCCATAGTCTAGTGCTACTAAACCAGAGGTATCAAAATCTTTAAAAAGAAATTCATCATAGTCTTTCCAGTTATTGTGAGCATCATATGATCCAACTACTGGATCTCTAAAATCTAAAGACCACTTAGCAGCATATTCATCATAGTAATCGTTTTGCATTTTTAAATAGTCTTTCTTACCTTTTTCCATTATATCTCCTTGTGATTTTCTAAAAAGTAATTTAAATCTTCTGGTGTTCCAATACCCCACATTTTGTCAATCATCTTTAGTCTAATCTTTTTGCCATCTTCGATTGCTTCATTGAATACTGGACACACATAAAATTCATTATTTGTTCTAACATTCTTTTCTATCATTTGCTTTGCATATTTAACATAGTCTGAGCCATGCTTCCAGAAGTAAATTCCTACCGTTGCATTATCGGAGATTGGATTCTTTTCTGCAACTTCAGATACAAAACCATCTTCACCAATCTTAGCAAATGACCACTTAGGATGTGTTGCTTTAAAAGATAAAATTCCACCATCTGACTTACTTGCAGTAAATTCGTAAAGTGCTTCATTAGAATCCCATTCAACATACTGATCTGAGTTAGCCATTAAAAGTGGCTTATCACTATCAATTAGATTCTCTGCAAGTAGTGTTGTACATGCTGCACCTTCAGTCATTCCATCAACAACAACTATGTCACAATCTGGTGAAATCAAGTTTAACAATTGTTTTAGATTATACTTTTCATAATGTTCTTTTTGTACTAAGAAAATATAGTGAGCATCAATGTTAAGATTTTCCACAACTACTTGAATCATAGGCTTACCATTGACTTCAATTAGTGGCTTTGGAAATGTATATCCAGCTTGAGCAAACCTTGAACCTGCACCAGCCATTGGAATAAGAACATTCATCTCTTTATTTTTCCAAGGCACTTGTCCAGTTCTCTCTTTCTGTTCAAATTTTTTAATAAAATCTATGAACATTATATCATTTAGATCATAAGAGTCTTTAATTGGGTATAGGTTTGCTCCAGAATTTATAGCACCCTGTCTTCCAACATGTGAATCTTCAATGATAACCGTATCTTTTGGAAATGCTCCAAGACTTACCATGCATTTCCAGTACATTTCTGGATGTGGTTTTGGATGCCAGACATCTTCATTGCTGACTATAAAATCAACCAGATGCAGGACATCTATTGAGTGCAAAGATTTAATTATTGTTTCTCTGATACTATTTGATGCTATCGCAATCTTCCAGCCATTTTGCTTTAAGTAAGTCATAATATTACTAGCAGTAACATTTTTTGGTAAATCTTCTAATAGTCTAAAAGTAGCTTCCTGTTTATTTGCCCAAACTTCATCATGCTTATCTATTGGAAGACCTTTTTCTTGGGTAAGCATGTTTAGCTTTTTCCTTGTATTAAGACCATCATATCTTGACAAGTGTTCTGAGTAGGATATCTTAAAACCCTCTCCAACAAGACCTAGAGCATCGTTTAGAGCTTTATAGTGTAAATCTTTCGAGTCTATTAAAACACCATCTAAATCAAATATAACTAATTTATTACTCATCTTTGTGGACCTGCATGTCTATGCCACTTGTTATGTCTAACAATGCTTTTACCATTGCACTTCATAACATATTTATCTCTTACCCTATAAGACCATTCAACATCTTCTTCTTCATTCCATCCAAGACTTTCATCAAGTGGTTCTTCAATCATTACATGACGCTTGACCATAAAGAATCCACCAGAGATATACATGTGCTGAGTTTGAGACCAGTCATCATAGTTTAAAGACCAGGCTCTACCATGACCTGGCTTATCCCAAAGAGACCAATCCATAGGATTTCTTGATCCAGTAATTAAGTATTGCGGGCAAGAACAAATTTCCCAATCAGTTCCAAACTCAACAAAGTTTTTGTACCAGTCTTTATCAAAGATATGATAGTCATGCATTAAAACTATATTGTCATATTTGGATTCTTTTACAAGTATATTCTTTTTTCTTGTAATCCATCTTTCTTTAACTGATTCATCAAAGTCAATCTTTCTAACATCTTCTCCATCAATACCAGAGCTGTCTCCACCACCAACAAATAGTATTTCATATTCTGGGATATTAAGATTACGAATGCTCTCTATAATCTCTTGAAGCCTTTGCTTATCTTCATATACAGTTATGATTCCAAAGGTCCACTGAATGTCATTCATTTATAAATCCTGTCGCTATAACAGTTACTAAAATACCATCCTCAAGATCTTCATCCAAGACTGTTCCAAATATAATGTCAGCGTCTTCATGAGCTTTTTCAGAAACAAGTGATGCGATCTTATTAACTTCTTGCATTTTAATTTGTCCAGATGACGCAATTGAAATTAAAACTCCAGTTGCACCATTAAGATTTACGTCTAAAATTGGACTTGTTATTGCTTTATTACCTGCAACATCTGCACGATCCTCGCCATCTGCATACCCAATCCCCATAAAGGCTGCTCCAGCATTTTTCATAACTCTTTTTATATCTGCAAAGTCAATGTTGATTTGACCAGGGGTTGTAATTAAATCTGACACTCCTGCTACAGCTTTTAGTAAAACATCGTCAGCTTCTTTAAAGGCTTCTTCCATAGAAATATCTGGATCAAGCATAGAAATAAGATTCTCATTTGGAATAACAATTAGTGTGTCAACTTCCTTACTAAAATTATTAATTCCCTCTAAGGCATTATTCATACGCTTCTTGCCCTCAAACCCAAATGGGGTAGTTACAACGCCTACAGTGAGGGCTCCAGCCTTTTTAGCACAGTTGGCAACAATCGGTGCAGACCCAGTTCCAGTTCCGCCCCCCATTCCAGCAGTAACAAAAACAACATCTGCTCCTGTAACAACTTCAGAAATTTCATTTATGCTATCTTTTGCTGAAAGTCTTCCAATATTCGGATCTGCTCCAGCACCAAGACCACCAGTTCTATCTCTTCCAATATCAATTTTAACATCTGCCAAACTTGGCATTAATGCTTGAACGTCAGTATTGACTGCAATGAATTCAACTCCAGATAGTCCAGACAAGATCATGCTATCTACAGCGTTTATTCCACCGCCACCACAACCAACTACTTTTATATCTATTAAAGAACTCACTATTCAATTATACCTTAAAGACTATCCAATTTCTTTTCTTAAATCTGCCCACATGTCTCTAGTTTCTTCTATTTTCATGATCGCATCTAATACTGTCATTTCCATAAGTTCATCTACATCCATGCCAATTTTTTCTGCAAACCTAATCATTTTTGTTAAAAACATCAACTAAAACTATCCATTCCAATATATAAAGATTCTGCAAAAGAAGCATTCTCTACTGCAAGATCAACTATGTGTGACTTTTTACTCTTGTCTCCAAGCTGCCTACTAAGCAAGTAAGAGGCTAGTGCGTGTGAATACTTAGAAACAAATTCATCCACAGTATACATTTTGCTTTCATAGACAATCGTTCTATCATCTTTTTTTATTTCTTTATTTTTCATTTAACATTGTCCTAACTATTTCAAGAGCCATAGAAATTCCATGTACTGGAAGACCAGCATTAGCTCGTTCATCTCTAACATATTCTATTTTACTTTGCAAGGAAAGCAAAGTGTTACTTTTAATAAAACTATTGATTGACTCTAACTCTCTTACACGATCTTTATAATAATAAACATCATCACACATTAAATTAAATCTTCTGTTAGTCGCTCAAACTGTGGAAGAGTTTCAAGGTTGTCAAAAATTCCCATTTGATTGTGAGGCTCAGAAAGATTACTTTCATCTTCATAATCATCCCATACTGCTGTATACATATCTGCGTAGTCATACAAAGGCTTTTCAACCTTATGCAACAAACTTAGCATCTTGTTTGCAAACCAACGAACTATTGGTCCAGCATCCTTTTCATGATATAATTCAAATTCCATTTTAAACTGCTCCCTTAATTTCTTTAACAACATCGTTTAAAGAAGTCTTTGTTAAAAACATCTTAAACTTATCAAAGATACTAGGACTAATAATATCATAGTGTAAAATTACTTTTGGACTAGCGTATCCCATAGGGCAGCCAGGACTGACTTCAGCAACTGGCTCACCAACAACCATTGGATTTGACTTTATAACTTTAATAGCCATGTCTGCTGCAAGTGCAAGGTCTGTATCTTTTTCAATATAGTTTGAATACTCTCTTTTGCTTATTCTAACTTTCATCTATAATTCCTACTTTTTCCGTCTGATCTAATAGAACTAACTCTTTGTTTTAAATACTCATCTTCGTGCTGTAAGTATAGGTGTACAAATAGTTTTTCATATTCTTTATCATCAAGAGTTCCATTTTCTTCTTGATATTCTTTTAACATTTCTTTAATCTTTGCAACCAAACTCATTAAAAATCTCCTGGAGCAACTTGCAAACATGTAAGACCAATTTCACGCCACATATCTACCACTTGCTGACGATCATCAAGTACACAAAGAACATCAAAGTTTGGATGAATATCATTAAAGTATATTTCTTTTTTTATTTCTGCATCTTTTCTATTGTCACCAGTTTTACGCATCAATAGTTTAACAAATGGAGGACAGTTTAGTCTTAGCCATTCGTATGTATCATCAAAGCAAGAGTCTGGTCTTCCAGATAAGAATATAACTTTGTGTCCATTTTTCCAAAGTGAGTTTACTACCTCTATTACTTCTGGCTTAGGAGAGTCTGTTAAAACTTTTTTATAATCAAAGATATGTCTATCAGTTTTTTCTGCAACTGTTCCATCAATATCAACAATTATTACTTTATTCATTACTGACTCCAAGGATCATTGTATTCGTATAAAATTACAGGGGTTAGCTCACCCATCCACGCTCCAGCACAATTGTAGTCTATGTACTCGCCAGCCTCTTCTACATCCATATCGTCACGTTCAATAAGAACTTGTAGCATTTTAATATAAGAGTATGTCGCTAGTGTAGGCTGACCACATCTTCTAGAGAAGCCAATAAACGCTTCTTCGAAGCCATCCATAAGCATTATCTCTTCATCTGTTTCGTAGTAGATTAAAGTTTTCAATTCTTCTTCAGTCATTACCATCCACCAAGGCAATCATTTGAATGTGTATGGATCCAGAAGTTTCCTTCCATATGTTTTTTAGTAGGAGCATAAAGTTCTTGACCACATGCACCACAATCAAACGACCATTCTTCTGAAAAGAAATCATACTGAAATCCTTTAGTCATCATAAATTACATATCGTATGCTAGACATATCATTCTGATCAAGCATTTTTTGTTCTTGCATCTTGGTCCTTGCAACATCTTCTGCATCTTCCCTTGAAGCAAACTTAACATTCTTTAGTCCACACTGAACTTTTTTCCATTCATTAACAGAAACTCTTCTTTGAACAGAAGCCTTCCAGAATGTTCTATTTTTATTTAAACTTATTACTGCACGATATTGATTTTCATTAACTCTCATAGGGTCTTTATTAATTCCAAACACTTTATCCTCCTGTACTATAAAAGCCTTTTCCTTTAAAGGCTATTCCTCCAACACTAAAAACTCTTTTAATGTTGCTACCACAATCTGGGCATAAATCTGGATCAGGATCATTCATGCCCTTGACCAATTCTTTATTGTCCTCGCACTTTTCACATGCATATAAATATACTGGCATTAGTCTACTTTACCATCTTTTTTTAAAAATGTCAAATCTCTTTTCCATTCAATTAGAAACTTACTATTCTTGCTTCCATTACAAAAAGCACAGGCTGCAACTAAGTTTCCTATGCCATGAGTACCACCACGACTAATTGGAATAACATGATCTATGGTAATTTTATTTGATGATCCACAATAAAAGCATGGGGAGCTATAAAGTTTTTTTAACTCTTTTTTGGATACAGAAAAAACTCCATTTTCATTCTTTCTAGCTCTTCTAGCATGTCCTAAATTTCTTCCCAACTCACGATTATTTAAATGATATAAGTCTTTAACTTTTTTAATTTTTTGTCTATTTTTAATACGATAATGATAGTCGTACTCTCTTTTTGCATCTTTTATTTTTGAACTATATAATTTTATGCAATCTTTACAATTAGACCTGTATCCAGTTTCTGGAAGAGATTTTACATAAAAACAGTTAACAGACTTTTCTTGTTTACACTTAGAACAAATTTTATTCACAATACTCTCATTCTTTATAAAAGATACTCCCCCATGTTTATAATGAGGGAGTACCAATTAAACTAAGCCCAGGGATCAGGCTCTTCTGCTCCAACTGAAACTGTTGAGTTTGAAACATTACTAGTTTTATTAAATGTTCCAGACTTAATTGATAGTGACTGACCAACGTCTGTTGCATCAATCTCAAAGGCATTACCCTTAGTTCCATCTTTGCGATCAAACTCACGGTACTTTAACTTACCGTGAACGATGACCTTATTTCCTTTTGTAAGATTTGATGACACGTTTTCTGCTAGAGTTCTCCAACATACAACATCATAAAATGCTGTGTCCCCATCTTTCCAGGTTCCGTCTGAATCCTGGAATCTCTCTGTACTTGCAACACGAAGCTTTGCAAGAACTTTTCCTGATCCAAGATCCTTTTTTTCAGGGTCTTTTACCAGGTTTCCAATTACTGTAATTGTTGTAGCCATTTTTACTCCTTATAGCTTTCTTTCATCATTATACCTAATATCTAGAATTGGGTCAAGTGTGACATTCGCACCCAACGATTCTAAGATATTCTTTACTCTCGTCATATACTGTATACAACGAAGCCTTTCGTTATCATTAAGATGCCTCCAATGGCTTTCATAGAATTGGATAGCAAGAAACTTATCATAATCTGCAATTGATATTTCAAAATCTTTTGGGGCTTTTACAGACCTAATAGAACGTTTCATTTTATCTGTATACATTAGTTACTCTCCATCGTAATTCCAGACCAAACATTAAACCAGTCAGTCTTTTCTTTGTGACTATTAAATTCTTTAGATATCTTTCCACCCTCTAAATAAACGCCACCCCAAACACCCCACTCAGCATTGCTAACTCCGTATGCTAAGCACTGTCTCTGTGCTGGACACCTTACGCAAAGAATGTCTACCTTTTTTGAAACTTCTGGATTTTCTTCATATTGATCAAAGAAAAGATTTGTATCCATATTAAGGCATAAAGCTTTTTCATCAAACTTGTACATCGCCCTTCCTTAATATGGGATCAGGGATGTTCCATGATCCGTCTCTATTTTCAAATATGACAGCCTTGTGCCATTCTGAGTTATAAAACATAGCATTTTTTTTCATATCTGCTACAGGATCTTTTTCAAGATATACAACGTTCCAACCATCCCACTTTAAATAAGGGTTAGAGGAAACAATTGCTTCCATCTTTTCTAAGCTATCTATTTTCATTTATATTTCTTTCTGTACTAATTATAATAGTTACAATTGTTGCGATCATTTGAAAAGCAAACATAAGTATAAAACCAGTTTGCCCTGTTGCAATACCATACCATAGGGTTGCTGTTTGATACAGTATCCAAGAAACAATCATCAAAGATAGTTTTTTTACATTTGATACAGATGAAACTGCGTATATCATTGAGCAATAAAATAACATATTTGAAGCAAATAAAATTAAAGACCAGGTATTTAAACTCATACTAGTACCTAAATATTCCCATCTCTACATCTTCTTGGTTTTCCATATACACTGCAAATTTTGACAAAGGCTCTTTTGGAAGACTAAAGTATGCATAGTAGTCTACACTTGCAACATGAGTCTTAACCCAGTCAGTATTTACCTTTGAGAAAAAAACTTTAAAACCTTTTTGCTTTAAATAGTTCTCTGAAGAATTACAAAATGCTGCAGTAAAATTATTAATCTTATGAGGACCCAGAGACCACACTTGAATCTCTCCATTAAAAATTGGAGTAGACATAGCAACAGTCATAGCTCTCATAAAAATTTCATAGTCAGAGAACGTCTTTGTTCCCTCAACAACAATAATCATTGTAATCCTTTCTTAGACTACTATTGTACACTTTTAAAACTATATTGTCAACTTTTAACACGATTAACTTATGCTATCTATTATTGCTAAAAGGTTATCTACTTCTTTTTCTGACAGATCAAAAACATCAACTGTAATGGCATCTGTATCATCAATATTACCATGATCATCAATACTTGCCTTGTATATGGTATTATTTACTACCCAATATGCATTGTTATCATATATGGCAACCTTTATAATTACTTTTTCAATTGCCTTTCTCATTTGAGTTTTCTTATTGTCTTCATTAAAATGTGGGGTAAAAGATATGCCCTGCTCTTTATCTAGCATTGAATGAAAAATAGCAATACTTGTTATTACAAAAGAGTTTAAGCCAATTAAAGATAAGCTAAACAGCTCTAACTTAGAAAGTTTTAACATAATTAAATCCTTTTATTTATAGAATGAAAATGGAGTGTCTTTCCAAGTATCATCTGATTTAGATGCCCTTGCATTTTGAATAGCTTTCCATTTTTGTGTTGACCAAGCATATCCAGAATCTCCACCCCAGAGTAGCCAGGCTATCTTTCCGTTAGAAGGACGCTCTGCATTATCCCAGTCTTTTCCTTGCTTATCCACTTCATGTCTTGAAAAGAATGAATACATTCTTGCAACAGTCTCTGGACTTAAGTTTGTACGATTGCTTAAATCACGAGCACGAGCAACTCCAACTGCAGTTCCACCTCTACCAAACTTAGCTCTTAACTCTAAGCCTCTTTTTGCATTACTTGCCATAGATTCAGTTGGCTTTAAATCAATATCCGATACATCTCTTTTTTCCATATCAAAAGCTTTTCTTGCAGACTTTGGCTTCCATTCATCTGGAAGCAAATCATTTCTACCAAGTGCTTCAGCTCTTCTTATAATATGATTACGAGCTTTTGCATAATTTGATGCACGACCAACAGACTGAATAGCATTTCTTAAATCTGCAACTGTAGCAATTGGAAAAGAACCATCTGGCAAAGCCATATCTCTACGAGCCAGATCCTGTCTCTCTTTATCAGAGTAATCTTTTTTATTCATGCTGTGCTGTGGACAATTTTCATCATCACACTCTTCCATTGAATGAGCATTTGTATTTGGAACATCATCATTTCCAATTACACCGTGCTCTGATTTTGAAGAAGATACACGAAGTGTTCCTACTTTATGACCAACTAAAGTATCT